GCGACGTACAAGTTGGTCACCAACCAGTAGGCTACGACCAGGAAAGGAGTTATCCATGGCCACCAAGACCATCGTCCGGTATCACCCGCCGAGCCCCCTCATCGGGCGTCGGGAGCTGACTCCGGCGGACTTCGAAACGCTGGGGATCTTCACCCAGGAGAAGGTCCTGCACTTCGACCAGGAGCGCAACTGGTGGCTCGACGCGGAGGCGGCGGGCATCAGCAAGGAAGCGCTTCAGTGGTTCGAAGACTCGACCGAGTTTTCGGTGCAGCGCCAGGAGGTCAAGGGCAAGCAGGATCCGGAGGCAGAGCGGCTGAAGGCCGCGTACGACGCCTCCCTCGGCTCCGGCCCGCAGCCCGTCGTGGAGGGCGAGACCACGTCAGAAGCGGGCTCCACCGGCGCCAGCCTCACGACCGAGTCCACGGCCAAGGTCTGACATGGAAGCCCGCTGCGACTTCGGCCTCCTCTTCTTCTGCGTGGTGGAGGTCGACGGCCAACACCTCATCGAAGTGAAGTGTCGGTCGACGCGCTGCGGGGTGGAGCCGGGGGTGGTGGTGCTGCATCGGTTCACTGTGAACGGTGTACTCCACAGCACCCAGCGGTTCAAGGATCCGGGATACAGGAAGGAGTTGAAGAGCAATGACAATCACGCGCGAAGCGCTGCCCTACGGTCTGCGTGACGTGAAGGTGGGACTGCTGGATGCCACGACCCAGCTGCCCACGGTGCTGGTGGACCTCCCGAACTCGCAGACGTTCAACTTCACGGACAGCGAGGACTTCGAAGAGCTGCGCGGTGACGACAAGCTGATCGCCAAGCGGGGCAAGGGCGCCGTGGTCGAGTGGGAGCTCGAGAACGGCGGCATCTCGCTGGAGGCGTACGTCATCATGGCGGGCGGCACGCTGGCCATCAGTGGCGTCAGCCCGAACACCAAGAAGACGTACCGCAAGCGCGCCACCGACTCTCGCCCCGACTTCTGGGTCGAGGGACAGGCGATGAGCGAGTCCGGCGGTGACTTCCACTGCGTCGTGCCGCGCTGCAAGGCGGACGACAGCCTGGAGGGGTCGCTGGAAGGCGGCACGTTCTGGGTGACCAGCGCGTCCGGAACCGGCATGGGTAGCCTGGCGCCCATCACCGACACCGAGCACTACGACCTGCTCTACAAGTTCGTGCACAACGAGGCGGTCTCCGCCATCGCGGTACCCGTCGCAGTTCCCTAGGCCCACCCTACGAGACAAGGACCACAGTGATGGCAGTCTCAGACAACAACCGCAAGAAGCCCGCGCGCACCAAGGCCACCAGCGCCGGAGAGTGGCGCAGGAGCACCACGACGCAGCTCCCGCTGGTGATGACCCCCACCGGGAAGTGGATCCGCTTCCGGCGTCCCGGCATGACCAAGTTTCTGGAGGCAGGCTTCCTGCCAGACACCCTGGCCGGGTTGGTGCGCAAGGAGATCGCGTCCGCCAGCAAGAAGCCCGGCGCGAAGAGCGTGAACGACAAGGAACTCCTGTCCAAGCTGACGGCCGACCTGGACGAGGCGGGCATGCTGGACATGCTGGCAGCCCTGGATCGCATCATCGTGACCGTGATGGTGGAGCCGCGTGTGGTGTGGCACCGCGTGGTCAAGCGCGATGAGGACGGCGTCGCCGTGCTGGATGACCAGGGTCGCGAGATCCTGGAAGACGTCCCCGACGACGATCGCTCGAACGACGTGGTATACACCGACGAGATCGAGCAGGAAGACAAGAACTTCATCTTCCAGGCGGCGGTCGGGGGATCCACTGACCTGGCCCGATTTCGCGCGCAATCGGCTGCTGTTATGGACTCTCTTTCTTCAGGCCAAATCATGGAAGAAGCTCCCGAGCGAGCTCCTGCACCTGAGTCCCGATGATGACCCCATCGACGCCTACAGCATCGACCAAGCTGTCTGGTCGTTCGGCGTGGCGCTCCAGGGAGAACTGGACGCGGCGGAGGCCAGTCAGAAGCACGATCGCGGCAAGAAGGCCGCGCGTGCTCGGGTGATGGCGCGCTGGCTCCCGGACGTGAAGGCTGACACCCCACACCACCGTGACCCCGGCAAAGACAACCCGGAAGGCCTGCGTCGGTAACCCACCCGGCCGCCCTTCCCGCAGCCACACAAGGAGGAACGGATGAGTGCTCCGGGCGGAGGTGACCTGGGGTCGGTCAAGGGAAAGATCATCATCTCTGCAGATGAAGCGGAGAAGGGGATCGACAAGGCCGACAAGGCCGTCGACCAATTCAAGAAGAAGCAGGCAGCCGCAAGCAAGGAACTCGCGGACACCGGAAAGACCGCCGCACTGGTGTATTCCGGTGCGGTGGTCGGCGGGTTCGCGATGGCTATCAACGCGGCCAAGGACTTCGACCAGTCTCTGGCCAACGTGGCGGCGGCGGGCGGGAAGCAAGCCGCCGACCAGATGGACGCCATTCGCAAGAAGGCTCTCCAGCTGGGTGCGGACACCAGCTTCAGTGCCGTCGAGGCCGCTGATGCGATGGAAGTGCTCATCAAGGCGGGCCTCAGCGTCAACGACGTGCTGAACGGTGCGGCGGACGCGGCGGTCAATCTGGCGGCGGCAGAAGGCATCTCCATCCCCGAGGCGGCGGAGATCGCGGCGGTCGCGATGACCGCGTTCAACTTGGAAGCCAAGCAGATGCCCGCTATTGCGAACGAGATCTCGCAGGCGGCCAGCGCGACCAAGATGAACGTCAAAGAGTTCGGCATGGCCATGAACCAGGCGGGCGCGGTCAGCAAGCTGGTCGGGCTCAGCTTCAACGACATGGCACTCGGCATCACGGCGATGGGCAAGGCGGGCATCGTCGGCAGTGACGCCGGTACGTCGCTCAAGACCATGCTGATGAACCTGAACCCCAGCACCAAGGAACAGATCAAGCTCTCCAAGGAGCTGGGTCTGATGACCAAGGATGGGGCGAACGCGTTCTTCGACGCGACCGGTAAGGCCAAGAGCCTGACGGACATCGCGGGCATTCTGCACAACGCGTTGCAAGGGTTGACCCAGCAGCAGAAGCTGCAAGCCCTGGAGACGCTGTTCGGCTCGGATGCCATCCGTGCCGCCGCCATCATCAGTGAGCAGGGCGCGCAGGGCATGAAGAACCTGTCCGCCGAGATGGACAGTCAGCTCTCCGTGGCCGAGAAGGCCAAGGTGCGGCAGGACTCTCTGGCGGGCTCGATGGAGAAGATGAAGGGCTCCATTGAGACGGCAGGCATCCTGCTCGGGACCGCGTTCATCCCGGTGCTGCGGGACCTGGCCGGGATGGTGGAGAAGGCGGCAGACTGGTTCAGCAAGCTGGACCCCGAGACGCAGAAGGTGATCGTCTGGGCTGCGCTGGCCAGCGTGGCGCTCATCGGCGTGACCTTTGCCGTGGTCAAGGTGGTTAGCTTGTTCCAGGCGCTGGCAACCGTCATCGGCGCCATCAACTTCGCGGGCATGGCGTCTGGTCTGAAGACCATCGGGTTGGCGTTGTACACCACGGGTCTGCAGGCTCTGGACGCCGTCAAGAAGATCGGCATCTGGATCGCCACCCAGGCCAGTGCGGCGGCGGCGGCAGTCGCCGGAGCGGCGCGCATGACGGCCTCGTACGTGGCAGCCTTTGCCGTGCAGGCGGCGGGCTGGATCCGGTCGGCAGCGGTGGCCATGGCCAATGCGCTCATCATCGCGGCAGCGTGGCTCATCGCGAACCCGTGGGCGCTCATCATCGCGGGCATCATCGCGCTGGTGGCCATCATCATCGCCAACTGGGACACCATCAAGGGCTGGCTGCTGGCAGCCTGGGAATGGATCAAGAACACCGCGGAAACGGTGTGGAACGCCATCAAGCAGTTCTTCATTGACTGGTGGCCCTACATCCTGGGTATCTTCACCGGCGGCATCGGCCTCGTGGTGGCGTTTATCATCGACCACTGGGAAGAGATCAAGGCGTTCACAATGAACGTCTGGAACGCCATCAAGAACTTCTTCGTCAACCTGTGGAACGACATCTGGAACGCCGTCGTCAACTTCCTGGTGCGCTACAACGCATGGTGGGCCAACGCACTCGCGCAGGCGCGTGAGACCGTGAGCACGTGGATCAACAACGTCCTGCAGTTCTTCCGGGACCTGCCGGGCAACATCATGAGCGCCATCGGCAACCTGCTCGGCCTGCTCGTCGGGATGGGTCGCGACCTGATCCAGGGCATGATCAATGGCGTGAAGCAGATGGCGGGCAACATCGCCAACGCGGCCAAGGACGTGGTACAGGGCGCGGTCAACGCGGCCAAGAACGCCCTCGGCATCCACAGCCCGTCGAAGGTCATGTACGAGGTCGGCGTGAACACCACCCAGGGCTACGACAACGCGCTGAACGACGGCCAGCTGCAGATCCAGCGCTCCATGGAGTTGTTGGCCACGGGCGGGATGAACCTGACCAGCCCTTCCTCCCCCTTCCCGTCCACCGCAGCCCAGCTCGGGCTCCAGCCCGGCACTCCAGCCGTGGCTGCGCCGGGCGCGGTGGGGGAGACCATCAACCTGACCGTGGAAAACATCACCATCCCCATCAACGCCACGCTGGATCCCACGAACCCGGTGGCGTGGCGGAACGCGATGTCCGCCATCGAGAAGGGTCTTTCTGACTACGCGAAGGGGTACAAGTAATGGCGACCTACGGGGTCATGCAGGTCGGGCGCTTGCCCCTGCGCGAAGACTCGTCGGCGGGGCTGTCCGCGAGTGATGGCTATGCGGACATGGACGTGGAAGGCCAGGAGTCCTACGGGCGCTTGACACTGAACGAGGTCATGCAGCGCGTGGATGACGTGGTGGCACTGAAGGGCCAGCTCGTGCCGGTCACGTTCACGCAGAAGCCCGAGCTCAACGGCTTCTATCAGGTGGCGGACGCCAGCGCGACCTACACGAAGTGGGTCCCGCAGAACATGGCCGTCATGCCGTGGTCGCTGAAGCTGCGCCGCGCGGGCTACCAGGGAGACACTGATCTGGAGGCCCGACTCGCGGGCCCCCAGACCCGGGCCAATGACCACTCCGCGACCGGCGAACGGTGGCATGCCCCGGGCCTCAACCATATCGGGTACAGCGCAGGCAGCACGCTGCCCAACGTGGTCACGCGCACCGGAGTCGACGGGGCCATGACCGTGTACCGCACCATCACGATGGGTATCAACCCCCGGTGGGGTACGACCGCCGCCAATGCCCTGCTGGGCCGAGTGCGGTTCTTGGACAGCCTGGGTCGGGAGCGGGTGGCCGCGCGCATGGACCTGGTGCCGACGGGGTGGGAGGTGCACAACGGGCTGGTGCGCATCCAGGTGAACGCCGCAAACGGCAACCTGATCCTGTCGCACTGGAGCGGCTCGGCCTGGCAGGCCAAGGAGTTCCAGGTCGTATACGGGACGGGTCCGGCGGTGGCCATGCCAGTACCGGACTACGTCACGGTGCTGCGCAACGACCTCGAATGCGTCACGGTGCGGCTGACCAAGAGCCTGGCGCCGGGGCGTGTCATGGTGGACCTGACGCTGCGGCGCGGGAGCCGTCTGGCGGAGGTGTACGTCCAGCACCAGTTCGGTACGACGCTGAAGCTGGTGCGCGCCACCGCCGAGGCCACGACCGCGTCCACCGGCTACATTCGCGCCACCAGCGCAGACGGCAACGGGCACCGGTTCGTGATGGGCAGTGCACGCACATTCACGGCGGACAACGTGAACGGTGGCCTCAGCAAGACCACCACGCCGACGCTAGATGCGTTCGTGGCCATCGAGCGGTCCGGTGCGGGCACGGGAGATCTGGCAGCCCAGCTCTTCGCGCAGTACCTCGGGGCTGCGAGTGAGACAGTGAAGGGGGTGCGGCGATGAGCGTGACGGAAGTATTGCAGGGCCTGGGAGAGTGGTCTCTGACACTCAGCGAGGCCACGCCGAAGGAGATCCTTGATCAACTGGACGTGTTCGGGCACGTGGCCATCCACGCTGGAGCCGTGGAACCGCACCTCGCGCGGGACGCGCTCCTGCTGGACAGCCGGTACGTCGGGGTCTATCGTGGGAAGGGCAACGCCCCCACGGAGCAGGGCGTGCGATACACCCTCAAGGGTCCTGGCATGGCGTTCTGGCTCGGTGATGAAGACGGCAAGGGCCATGCCATCGAGGCACCCCTGACACTGAACACGTCCTTCGCCGCGTGGGTGGCGGCGCTCCTCCCCATCTCCACTGTCGCAGGCACCATCGTGGCGGTGCCCAAGACGTTCGACTACACGTTCCAGTACACGACGCCACGCGACGCGCTGAACTATATGTGCGGCACACTGGAATGCGCGTGGCGGATCAACGGGAACGCCAGTGTGGACGCCGGTCTGGAAAGTGATCTGTTCACTGTGGTCCCGGAAGCGGCCCTGGTGCGCCGGGGTGCCGGAGTGGACATGTTCCTGCGGGCCATGAGCGGCGCGATGTCCACCGAAGTCGACATGAGCGACTTCACCACACGCACGGTGTTGCTGGCCAGTGGTGCTGAAGCCGCCACGGTGACCGCGACCGCCGACATCGCTCCGGTGCTCAACCCGTACAAGGACTTGTTCGGGAACGCCGTGAAGCTGACCCGGTTCATCAGCGAGAGCGATACGGATGCCACCAACGCACCCGCGCGGGCACAGCTTCAGCTCAATCGGTTCAGTGACGCCAAGCGTGCTATCACGCTGAGCAGCAACGACTACGATCTGAAGGGCGACGTCGCGGTCGGCGACTACATGTGGGTTTTTGACCCGGACATCGGGGTCGTGGACATCAACAACGAGGTGAACTTCCGGGGTGACCGGATGTACCCCATGAAGCTGCGGCTCACCGAGATGACGTGGCCCATCACCGAAGAGATGGGCGTTGCCTTCCGGGACATGGACGGCAACTGGTTTGACCTAACGCCGTACGTGGTCCCGGAGGGCGGCGAGAGCCAGCTCGTGGTCGGGGGCTTCTACAAGGCGCTGGGCGACGGCGACGGGGGCAGCGTGGGCAGTCGCCCCATTGCCGACACGTCCGTCCCCGCCGCGCCGACGTGGAACACGCCGTTCGTGTACAGCGTCTATCAGTCCACGCGCGGGGAGAGCCGAGCGCAGGTCCAGCTGAAGTGGTTGCGCCCCAACAACGTCGATGGGTCCAGCATCCTGGACGGCGACCACTTCGAGATCAGGTACCGCAGCTCGTCCACGCCGATCTTCCCCAGCACCCACACGCAGATGGCCGCGTTCACGCACACGCAGCTGGCGGCGGGGACACACCTCCAGCCCATCACCTACACCCCGGGGCCGTACGACTACGCCTCCGTGCCGTGGGATCAGTTGAACCTGCTCCTACAGGACCTGCCGACCAACATGCCGTTTGAGGCGCAGATTCGCGCGGTGGACAGCGCGAAGCCCGCCAACGTCAGCGCGTGGTCCAGCGTGACCGTGTTCCAGACCAGTGGTGACACGCTACCTCCGGCGACTCCCGCCCCGCCCTCCATCGCAGCCGGGCGGATGAACGTGCAGATGACGCACACGCTGGGTCGGGCGGATGGCGGGACGTACAACCTGGACGCGGACCTCCACCACTTCGAACTGCACGGCCAGTACGAGCCGTTGTTCGTGCCATCGCAGTCCACGTTGCTGGGCAAGGTCGTGGCGAACAATGGCATGATCAAGTCGCAGGTCCCGGCGGTGGGCAGTGTTCCCATCGAGTCGGTGGTGCCGGTGTACTTCAAGGTGATTGCCGTTGACAACGACGGCAACAAGAGCTCGCCGTCGGCGGCGGTGCAGTCCACTGCGCTGCTCGTGGATGACGCCCACATCAGCAGCCTGACCGTGAGCAAGGTCACCGCAGGAACCATCACGGCGGACTGGGTCAACGCAGCCCGCATCTGGAGTGGTACTGCGGGTGGTGCGCGCACCGAGCAGTCGTACCTGGGTTTCGAGGCGTACAACGCGGCCAATACCCGCACGTTCTTCGTGGAGGCCGCCACGGGCAACGTGACCATCACGGGCAAGTTCAGGACCGCGATCTCCCCGACGAGTGACTGCATCGTCATCGACCCGGTAGCGCTGGCTGCGGGGGGAGTGGGCACGGTGCCCGCCATTGATATCTTCGATGACGGCGACCCGAACAACCACATCCGTTTGTCCAC